ACTATCACTAATTTGAATTTTATTGTTTAGAACCCTTGAATTACATTCATCACAAATTAAATCAGCTGGTTGAAATCCGCCTGGATGTTTTAAGGAAATACTTTCACTCCCACATTTTTCACACTTGTAATAATAATCATAAAAACCATGATTATAAGTTTTTCTTTTATATTTTTCTTTTTTCTTAACAAGTGTAATAAAACCATTAGTTAGTTTAGGTTTTAAATAAGATGGATTAGAATATAAATTATTTTTACTCGGTGGAATTGGTTCACAATCATGATATTTACCACTTGGTATATCAACATACCAATTTCTCACATCATTAATATCAACTTCCATTTCGATCTCAATATCTGCGATTTTACCGTTATTATGTTCTCCAATAAATTGTCTAATATATTCATCCGATATTTGTGATTGAAATGCTATTACTTTATGTAAATAATCTTTATCTTTTACGGTTTCAATTTCATCACACACAAATATACCATATCCATTATAAAAATTATCACCAAATTCAATATCGTTATTAGTTTTTAAACTAATTAAGATTAGTTGTAGGTATTTACCACCAGGTATATCATGGCTTGTAGTATAAGATATAGTGTTTGATAATAACTGTACTATATTAGTAAATTCTTTACTTTCAACTAATACTGGTCTAACTAATATTTTTTTTAAGTCTGTCATATTTTTATTTTTTTTGAACAAAAGTAATAAAATTGTCTGTTATTTTTGGTCTGATGTCCGGAAACATAGATGGATTATAATCACTATTATCCCAACATTCGATATCTACATCCTTAACATCATCAATATTATATTCACTAATAAATTTTTGAATATAATCATCAGGTATTTGTGATTGATCTGCTATTACTTTTTTAGGTCTAACTGAATACATTACACATTCAGAATAAGTATCGATACCTATTCTACCTAATCCACCATCAACTAAACATGAATCTCCATCTTTAAGATCATCATCTAAACTAATTAAAATTAGTTTTTTTGGAGTCATTGTACCTAATCTAATAGCCTTTTGATATGTTTCATCAGCATCTATTAAAATAGGTATAACGGATTTTGTTATTATGTTTGTCATATACATTTTTTAATTATATGACAAAGATAATACATTTTTTTCAATTATCCAAATAAAACAAAAAAAATCAGATATTTTTATCTGATTTTTTTATTTTATTAATCTAACATATATTTTATTTTATCCAAGAAACTTGCGTTAATATCATTTGGTAAATCTTCAACTTTAATTTTTTTCAAGACTATATCCGATTCTTTTTCTAGAAATTCATCAAAATCTTTTTTAGATTTATTCATGTCTTCTAATACTTCTTTATATTTATCCGCCATTTTAATATATTCATCATTAAACTTTTGCATATCTTCTATTTTAAATGCTTGAGTTCCATCTGGATTATATTGTAATACTGGATTTCCATTTTCATCTTTTTCAGAATGAATTTGACATAGTAATGTTCTTTCATTTTCAAAATTGTAATAATCTGTATGAGGTTCTTTTTTTAATTTATTAATAATTTCAATTTCCTTATCTAACATTTCTTTATTTTTAAAAACGGCATAAGCGAATGATTTACCTCGAACATAATCTACTTCGTTTAATGATTCTCTTAATGTAAAAATTTCTTTATTTTTCATATTATATTTTTTATTTTTTAGTATATATATACTTTTATTGGTTCAAAAATAAAAAAACACCCAATATTTTTAGTATTGGGTGTTTTTATGTTATTTATATAATAACTATTTTTTCCAGAAACCATCTTCCTTATTTATTTCATCTTTTTCAGTTACCTGCTCATTAGAAACATGACTAATTAATATTTTTTGAATATTTGTAAATCTTGGATCCTTTAAGAATGACAATATAAATTTGTTTTTCTCTCTATCGATGGCAATATCATCCTCAAATTCATAGTCATCATCAAGTAATTTTAAAAGAAACGCAGAAATTTCATCAGCACCTAAATCCAACATAAACAATTTAACATTTTCTATTTCATTTTGTTTCAATTTTTTAAAATCAATTGAACGTAGATCTTGTAATAGTTCAGATTTCTTATCTCTTGTGAAATTAGCTCCTTCATTTTTAATTTGTGGATATCTTGAAATAATATCTTGAATAGAAATTCTTAGAACATCTCTAACATATCTTAAGAATTTAGTATTTGCTGAACCAATATATCCATGACCTACTTCTTGAATAAGTTCTATCCATTTTGTTGGATTTGAATTAAATCCACAATTTTCAGTAATATAATCACTTAAAAAAGTCCATGTTCTTGGAGATGCATATGATTTATCTTTTTCTGACCGAGATTTCTTGCCCAAGTAATACATATCTGGGTGAGCTGTTAAATAACTTATAATAATAGATTGAATATTATCTTTTGCGAAAAATTCTACCCATTCTTCGAAAGTTAAAGTGTGTTCAATATGAATCAAACGACCATTAAGTGCAGAATCAAATTCTTCAACGTCTGTACCATCTTCCTCACCTAAGTTACCGGTAGAAACCATAAATACATTATCTTCAAAATCAAATTCGAAACCAATACACCTATCAAGTAGAATTTGTAATGCAGCATTTCTAACAGCTAATGGTGCTCTATTTAATTCCTCAAAGTGAATAAGTGCACCACAATATGGTAAACCATCATCATCTTTTTTCTTTTTTCTAGGTGGATTATTTGCTAAATATGCCCATTTTGGAACAATATGATCAAGAAAAGCTCTTACAATTTCTCTACCATGTTCAGTAACAGTCATTTCCTTTTTATCCGGAAATAAACCAACATCTGTTTCATCTAACATAGCAAGCCTTAAATCAATATAGAAAAATGAACTGGCAATAACTTTACCCGATTTATCGAAATCTATTTCATTTTTTTCATTATGAACAATTTCAACTTTCTTGATTTTTTTAGCCAAATTTCTCTGCATTGCAGACTTTGCAATACCCGGAGCAGATGTCAAAAATAATACCCCAGATTTAGGTGAAATCATTCTAAAATAAGATATTTCTTTTTTATTTAAGTCGGATAAATCAAAACCACCCAATGTAATCAAATTTCTCTCATATTTTTCTTTGAAAGTGAATATCTTTTTTTCTTTTTTTTGTTCTTTCATGATTCCCACATCTCCTTTTAAATCTTTGATTTTTTCCATTTTTATTTATTTAGTTATTATTTAATTAATTTTATTTATAGCACCTTTGACATATATTTAAAGTTTCCATCTTTATCAAAAACAATACAAACTTCTCTCTGGTTTAATTGTATTTTCCAATCATTACCACTTTTATATTTAGTGAATTCTTCATCACTTTTTGATAGCATTACTATCATATTTTGTAAATCTGTCATTATTTTTTATTAAAGTTCCGCAAATTTAATAATATCATTAGAATTTACTCTAGATTCTTTATGCTCTTTTTTAAAATTCCATTTATTACCGTTACTATCAAACAAGGTAATACCACCAGAAATAAAAGAATAAAATAAATCTGTCGTATTACACATCAATATTTCCATATCCCATTGATCTATAAAAATATATAATACACCATTAACATTATATTCTTTTTTTACTTTAATTACCGAACATTCATAATTGATAAGAACCAATTCCCATGTTCTGTTGCCTACCCTTTTAATCATATGTGTTAATTTTTATATTTACTTTAATTATTTTGCAAAGATATAAAATATAATTGATATATCCAAATATAATTATAAATTTTCTAATATTCTTTTTAATTTTTTTTCACGAATCAAATTTACAAATAATTCTTCTACTTTAATACTCTCTTTATTACCATATCTGTTTTTGATTAGATGTAATTTTTCACTACTATATTTAACATATAAATTTGCTGAATGTAATGTAGATGTAGATGATGATGGTGGTGATAGTGTAGGTATTTGTATAAATGATTCGGATAACACTACATTTAGGTTATTATTTAAACATATACCGTAAATATTCCTAACAACATTTGTTATTTCTTCATATCTTAGTTTAATATTACCGCAACTCCACACACTTATAGGTGTGGATATAAAAACAGTATTATTTTTTACTTGTGATAAAATTCCTAAAATATCATCACATGTTAAACCTGGTCTAACTATCTTTTGATGGTTTAATTCAAAAAAATAGTCATCATCACATATAAGAATAGAATCTTTTTTCGACAATAAATGATTATAAAAAACATTATAATATTTACAACGACTATTTATATAATCTGTTGCTATAATACTTATACCACAAGAATCAAAAAAATATGATTCTAATTCTGACAATTTAATGCTCATATATTTAATATTAAAAATAGTCCTTTATTAAGGACTATTTTTTTTAAGTTATTCCGGTGATTCTACATTCCTCATTAATTCGTAATAAGGTTTAAATTCTTCCGTAGCAAAGAATAAATCTACTCCCTTGGTATTATCCCCCTCTTCGATATTTTTATAGTATGTGTCTAAGGCATAAATTAAATATTCAACTATACTAGTTTCATCATTTAACTCAAGAACATTTTTAACATGTTCAGATACTTGCTCATTTGAAATTTTATCAATTTCAATGGTTTTTAATTGTTCGATTTTTTCCATTTTTTTTCTATTTTGTTTATTTTTTCTTGAAAAAATTCTATTTTATTCAATAAATGGTACTCTTCTATTAATTTATATAATTCATTTTTATCTGAAAATTCATTAAATAGATCTTCCGATGTTGATTCTACGATATATGTATGATATTCAATATTTTTTTTATAACAAATGTCTATCTCACTGGGAAAAACTAGCCATATAAAATGTTTATCATAATAAATTATAGTCGTTAAAATATATAACCCGATATAAAAAAATATAGGATTAAACATCAAGAATATTGGGATTACTAATAATAAGGGTGCATATGCAACTAAATTCCATTTCCAACTACTTTTGTTATATTTAAATGATACATATCCATTATATATTAATTGATCTTTATTTTTATAAATCTTTATTTTGTTTATTCCTATTCCTGTTATAATCGCCATTAGGGCATGACACAATTCATGTAGATACACCATAGGTAATGTATACCAAGAATAGAAATATTTTAATAATAATTTATACATTATTTCATTTATTGTTTTCTTTCATTATCAATAATAATCTGTTTAATTTTTATACTATTAGAATTTGTTCCTGGTACAGTAGGGCAATTTACCCCAGTAGATAAAATAAGTACATTTTTCTTTAAACCTGAAAAATTAAGAGTATCACAGTAACCGTCTGTGAGAATAACTAATGGATATTTTCGTAATTCTTTATCATCTTTTACATAATCCAAACCGGTTTGTAATATTGTACCACCTAATCCGTTTATAGTCATTTTTTCTAATTCATTTTTGTGATCTATTCTGATAAAATTTTTGACCTCAGTATCACATTGCAAAAGATTAATGGATATATCGTTCTGAAATATATATGATAAAACTCGTTCAAATGAGCCATTCATAGAGCCAGAAGTATCTAATAAACAGTTGATTACAGTTTTATATTTTCGTGTTCCTTTAAGACCCCAAATACCTCTTCTATTTAATTTTGTGATTGATTTTTGTTTATAACTACCAAAAATATCATTAGATAGACTTCTCTTAATTTCTTTTAAATAATCTTTTTCACTCTTTCTAAGTTTATTAAGAACTTTTTCAATATTTGCAGAAGTCAATCCTCTGGATTTTAATTTCTCCATTGTAGATTCAACAAATTGTTTTCTTGCTGCCTCTGGAACATCGTCATCGAAGTGAATATCAAAACTTTGTCCTTTGTTAGATTCTATATTTTCAAAGAATTGTTCAATAGGATACATACCTACTTTATTTTTTCCATTGTCACCAGATGTTCCATTTTCACCATATCCTGGACTATCGTCTTGACCATCTCCATCTCCTTGACCATCTCCTTGACCAGGACTATCACCTTGACTCCCTTGTGGGATTTCTTGACCACATTTACCACATTTCCCGGCATCGCTTGGTATTTCTTGACCGTTATCACCATCATTTACACCCTCATTTGCACCCTCATTTGCACCCTCATTGTCTGATTGGTCTCCTTCATTATCTGATTGTGGTTGTTTTTCAGATTTTTTATCATCTTTTGAGTCACTTTCTTCTTTATCATCAGACATTTCTTGACCACATTTACCACATTTCCCGGCATCGCTTGGTATTTCTTGACCGTTATCACCATCATTTACACCCTCATTTGCACCCTCATTTGCACCCTCATTGTCTGATTGGTCTCCTTCATTATCTGATTGTGGTTGTTTTTCAGATTTTTTATCATCTTTTGAGTCACTTTCTTCTTTATCATCAGACATTTCTTGACCACATTTACCACATTTCCCGGCATCGCTTGGTATTTCTTGACCGTTATCACCATCATTTACACCCTCATTTGCACCCTCATTTGCACCCTCATTGTCTGATTGGTCTCCTTCATTATCTGATTGTGGTTGTTTTTCAGATTTTTTATCATCTTTTGAGTCACTTTCTTCTTTATCATCAGACATTTCTTGACCACATTTCCCGCAATATTTTTTCCCATCAATTGTAATGTTTCCATCTTTATCAACAGATACATTATTTTTTTTATTTAATTTATGTGAATTTTTATTTTTCCATTCGTTATATTCATTTACTAACCAAGCATAAACATCTTCAAAAATAAGTGGACCTTTATATTTTTTATCTATAAATACAACAACATTATTCCCTTTAGAATCTTTAGGTATTTCTATCATTTTATCTAATCCTTCAGAAATCATTAAATCACCATGTATAATGGAATTGATAATCATATCCGCAGCTAAATTCGCTATTTTCTTATCATATCCAATTCCTCTTTTCTGGTGATCAAATAGTAAGTGAAATACTTCATGTATAATAGTGAAAATTAATTCTTTTCTTGTTCTACTTTCTATCCAATCTCTATCCCAGTAGAAGTTCATTCCTTTAGATGTAACGTTTACACCGCATGTTTGAATTTTTGCTTCCCAGAAATTGATAAATTGAGTAAATTCACCATAATATGGTAAATTATATGACGTAATCATTTCAATGATACAATCGGATAATCTACTGTGAATATCTTCTCTTTTTAATAATGGTTGAAGTTCAATATTTGCTATTGGTCTAACCCCGAATTGTTTATCGGATATTTTTTTGATCTGTTCTTTATTCATAATTAGTTTTAATATATTATTTTTTTGCAAAGATACAAAAATATTTCATATAAACAAAATATTTTTATTATTATGATTATAACTATTTAATATATAACAAAAAAACCAATATATTATATGCCAAGAAAAAAATTAACTCATGAGCAATTTGTTGAAAGAAGTAAAATAAAACATGGAGACAAATATGATTATACGTTAGTTGATTATATAAGCAATAGTACACCTGTTAAAATTATTTGTCCAATACATGGAATATTTGAACAAAGACCAAATAATCACTTCAACGGAAAAGGTTGTATGAAATGTCATATTGATAAAAATAAATTAAAAAAAACAGAATTTATAAATAGATCTATAATTAAACATAATAATAAATATGATTATTCAAAAGTTAATTATATTGATTCAAAAACAAAAGTTAAAATTATATGTCCAGAACATGGAATTTTTGAACAGACTCCAATAAAACATTTAAACTCAATAGGTTGCGATAAATGTAATAAAAAAAGAAATTATACAAACATTGAATTCATACACAAAGCAAAAGAAAAACATAAAAATAAATATGATTATAGTATAACTTTGTATAAAAATTCAAAAACGAACATTAATATTATTTGTCCAATACATGGAGTCTTTAAACAATCTGCATCAAACCATTTAATGGGTCAAGGATGTCCAAAATGTGCAAATAAAAATATAACCACCTCAGATATAATCAATAAAGCGAAAGAAAAACACAAAAATAAGTATGATTATAGTTTGGTTGAATATATAAATTCACACACAAAAATAAGCATTATTTGCCCAATACATGGATTATTTAAACAATATTCATATCATCACATTATTGGTTGTGGTTGTCCAAAATGTAATTCATCTCATGGGGAAAGAGATATAATATCTTTTTTAGAAAAATACAATATATCTTATGTACATCAACACAAATTTGATAATTGTAGAAATAAAAGAAATCTTTTTTTTGACTTTTATCTACCAGATTATCAGATTTGTATTGAATTTGATGGTATACAACACTTTAAACCAATTAAAAAATTTGGAGGAGAGGTTAAATTTTTAAACACACTAAAAAGAGATGAAATAAAAAATAAATATTGTGAAGATAATAATATAAGTTTAATGCGTATCAGATATACAGATAAAATTGAAGATATCTTGAATAATAATTTAATAAAAAAATAACTATAATATATGCCAATATTAAATCATGGTGGAAAAACATTTAGTCAGAATAATAAGACATTAACCACACCTTGGAAACCATCAAAAATAAATGGATTAATTTTTTGGGGTGATTCGAACCCAATAAACATATCCGCTAATAGCAATAGAATATCAACCTGGTTGGATAGTAGTGGCAAAATGAATAATGGTATTCAAACAACATCATCAAAAAAACCATATTATATTAAAGATGTAATAAATGGTCATTCTGCCATTCTTTTTCAAAATATAAATAATTTATCTATAAAAATAAATATAAACGTTTTTACTATTTTCACAGTTATAAAAAGTATAAATAATAATTATGTTTATGAATTTGGTTCATCTACTGAAAACACTACAGGGTTTTATTTAAATGGTAATACTAATGCTATGGCGGTTAGTGTATCAGGTATAAGTAATTGTACAATAAAGAAACAAAATGTAAATTGGCTATCATCTGGATCAACAGAATGGAAAATAATCACACACCAATATAACGGCACACATTCATCACATAATTTATTTATTAATTCTAATATGATTTTTCTACCAACATATTTAAACTATAATAATAATCCCGGAGAAATAAATAAAATGAGTAATTTGATATTAGGATCTAAAGGTGATGATACATTTGGATTAAATGCATATATTACCGAATATTTAATATTTGATACATATTTAGAATATGAAGATATACTAAAAATAAATAATTATTTAAATAATAAATATTCGATATATTAAATATTCAATTTTATTTTTATCATTTCTATCAATTCTTTAAAATTTGCATCAACTTTATTATCAAACAATATATCAAATCGATTATAATTATCTAATTCTATTTCAGAACGATGTTTTAAATCTCTGGTTTCGAATTTAACCATATCCATTGGATCTCCATTTAATCTAATAATTATTCCACCATGATCTTTAATGTAATTTGCTTCATTATTGAATCTAACATCTGATATTATCCAGTTTTGATCATCAGAATACTTTGAAAATAGGGATAAAATCCAAACATCCTCATGTAAATTGCTTCTTAAACAATCTGTACCAACTTTTTGAAACATTTCACCTAGTGTCATACCCCATTCAGGCAAATATATTTGTTTAGCTTTTCTAGATAATATTGTTTTCATATTAATCCCAGTTAATAAAGATGTTATTTTTTTCACATCATATCCAAAATGCTTTATTTCAAAATTTTTATCTGGGAAATAATTTTTTATAAATTTTGAGGTATAATCTTTACCTGAACACACTTTTCCACTAATTCCTATTATCATAATCACCTACATATTTTTTATTATCAAAGATAATCAAACAATCGTCAACATTCAATGAATCTCTAATAAGAAACATTGTATAATCATCTCCAACATATTCATCTATAAATTCATCATTTACAAAATCTGTATCTCCATCACAACGATATCTCACATTATTATTTATTTTATCCCACTCAAAATCTGTATAATCTTCGATTGGATATATTCTTTCACCACCACTATAATCAAAGTATTCATATATTTCATGAATAACTTTAAAATATTTTTTTAATAATTTCATATACTATATTATATTTTTTAAATATAGTGATTATTTTATTGTTTGTTTATTTTAATATATAATAATATGAAATACTTAAAATACTTCGAAAACTTAGATGCTTATAATTTTTCTAACCGAGAATTAATAACATTAAAAGATTTATCAATACCTAAACACATAGATGGTAATTTTAACTGTGAGGATAATAAATTATCATCTTTAGAATATGGTCCTGAATATGTTGGTGGAGATTTTAATGCTGAATTTAATCAATTAATGTCATTAGAATTTTGTCCAATATATGTTGGTGGTAGTTTTGATGTATCTAGCAGTTGGATAACATCTTTAGAATATATTCCAGAACATATTGGGGGTAGTTTGATAATAGATTATAATAAAATAACATCATTAGAATATTGTCCAGAAATAATAAATGGTGGGTTTATTTGTAACCATAATAAATTAACATCATTAGAATTTGGTCCAAAAAAAGTTATGGGGAATTTTAACTGTTCAGACAATAATTTAACATCTCTTGATTTTTGCCCAGATTATGTTGAGGGGGATTTTAATTGTTCTAATAATAAATGGTCTGCTCCAATACCATATGAATTAATTAAAAAATATGATATTCAGACAAGATATTTATATAACTTTGAACAAATAGCAAAATTTAGTTCATATAAATATCAAAAAGAATTTCTAACAGAAAATCCAGAAAAATATAAAGATCTTGAACCAATCGGATATGATGATCAAATAATAGAAGAATTTGATTGGTTATTTAATGCAGCGAATATGGGATTAATGTAAATCTTTTATATTTAATAACTCAAAATTATTATAATATTTAGATTTCCATCTCCAATCTAAATATGAATCATATAATATATATGTTTTCTTACCTAATAAGGCACTTAGGTGAGCCACAGAGGTATCAACTGTATAAACACAGTCCAATGTATCAATAACTTTTTTAGTGTCTAAGAAGTCTTTAAAATCATAATTAATCATTCTTTCATCAGAAATACCTTTCTGTAAATTATGTATAGTCAAATCTGAATTAATTAATGATTCTAATTTTGAAATATCTATTGATCTTTCTTCACTATTTTTAGATTTTTTATTAGTATTCCAAACTAATCCCACATTTCCGGTAGAATTGTTATCCGATTTAAATCCATATGGTATTATACCATTATCAATAATATTTTTAGAAAATAAATCACCAGTATAGCAAAAACAATCAAACTTATTAACAAATTCTATATTAAATGATCTTTCTGTGAAAAATGTAATATTGTCATTTTTGAAAATATCTTTAAATAAATTATAATTTTCATCATACACTTGGTAATAACAAGGAGTTGTTATTTTTTCAATCACTCTACTAAATAATATCTCATCACCAAATCCTTGTTCATTAAGAACTAAAACATTCCCAGTAATATCTTTTAAATCATAAACTCTTTTTATAGGTAATTTTAAAAATTCAACATGCCTATAATTATAGTACTTATAACCATCTAAATAATTATCATTAAATAAATAACTCATACATAATTCATATCCACAGGTATGATACCCTAAATCAAAAGATTTTTTAAAATATTTTTCTGAATCAATATATGAATATTTTGAGAAATAACATAAGCCGGCATTAAAATAAATAACTCTTTTTACTTCTTTTGGTATGTTAGTTCTCAAAATTTTAAAATATATATTTAACGATTTATCATATTCTTTATTTGAATATAACTCAATTGCTTGAATAACCATTTTTTCAATATTCATACTATTTCATTTTTTTATATAATTCATTTAGATCCTTCAGCCACAATTGTTTTATTGACGTATTTGTCAATGTTTCAATTTCAATTTTTTTATTATTATATGTTTCTTTTAATTCTTTAAGTTTTTCATTACTCAAACTTAATAGTGACATATTCAATAAATAATTAAAAGAATCATCAACTTTAGATATAGCTAATTCAATCATCTTTTCCTCGATATCTGCTCTCTTTTTATTTTGTATAACCAAAGTCCCTTTTAAGATTTCATTAATAAATTTCATCTTATTGAAAATTATTTTTCTATCTCTTTCAAGTTGCTCTAAAATATAATCTTTTCTTTTTTGATAATATTCTAATCGAATTTCTGAGAAATCATCAATAATTTGATCAATATTTTCATATTTTTTTATTTGTCCAAATTTATTAAACAAGTGCATATTAGACATACTAACATATGATTCTAATTTAAAAACTTGGATCATATTATCATCTTCTTCCAATTGTTTAAGAACTTCTCTACTCACACTAATCGTAATATCAACTTTTAAATCTGTATCATTTTTAGTATAATCTTTTATGACTTTATTATCTATAAGTTCCTCTAATATATCATAATATTTATCATTCCACACACCTATGGGTAATTCACTAATGTTTAGTGTACTCATATTGATTTTTTTAATAACCCCGGTTGTGATATATCGGTTATTTTTTGCATCAAAATCTATTTTTCCTTTGAAATGATTATATTTTGGATGTATATTTTCTGTTTCTTTTCCTTTTAATTTTAATACTAAGTTTTTTATAATATCTTTTGGATCATAATTTGGAATTGAAGTAGACCATCCGGTACCAATTCCACTTGACCCATTTACTAAAACCATAGGAATAATAGGGACATAATATTCTGGTTCTATGGATAATCCGTCATCATTTAGATAATTTAATATATCATCATCATCAATTTTGAAAATATTTCTTGTATTATCTGATAATAATGTAAAAATATATCTAGATGCTGCAGCATCATTACCCCCCTTTAATCTAGTTCCAAAATTACCAAGTGGTTGTAATAAATTAATATTATTTGTACCAATTATAGATTGTGCCATATTTACAATTGCACCTTCTAATGCAGCTGGACCATGATGATAACTTGTTTTTTCAGTTATAGCACCAGATAAATTAGCAACTTTTATTTGAGATTTATAATTATTTTTAAACATTGTAAACATAATTTTCCTTTGACTTGGTTTGAAACCATCAACAATAGAAGGGATTGATCTAATATTATCTGCCATTGAAAATTCAATAAATTCATCATTAAAAAAACTCTCAAATGTTGTCTTTTGATTAAATTTATCAACTATTTTATTTGGAACATAATTTAATAGCCATTGTTTTCTATCATCAGATCTTTTTTTGTTAAAAGCTAAATCAACAACTTCTTTAACATTTGAACTTGGATTATATCTAACCAAATGTTTATTTATATTTTTAAAAAACATTTTTATTTCATCTGGTAAAATAGTTCCCAATCCTTTATAGTATACTATTTCATAACCTTTTTCATTTGATTCTTTCCATTTATGATAATCTTGTAATTTATAAAAATATTTAACATCTTTTCCTTTGAATACTTTTATGATAGGTGATACAAAATCATAAAGAAAATCTAATTCTAATAATTCTGACCAAAATTGAGAAAATAAGTTGATTAGTAAGCCTTTTATGTGGTACCCATCACAATTATGTGTTAATAATAATCCATTTTCACCTACTAAATGAAAAGAATTATTATCTTCAACTTCAATATCTATTGTTTTTAATGGTTCATCAACATATTTTATATCATATGGTTGGTGTAATTCATATTGTGATAAATCTATATTCATATATATAATATTGTTTTTTTATTTTTTAAGTTATTAATAAGATCTAATAAATATTCTTTTGTTATATTTGAGGTCTCCCAAATAATTAGTAGACTGCAATCCTTAATATTATTAATAATTTCTATATTTCTTTTTCTATCTTTTTGCCATACATCTTTTGCAAAAACTTTTAATGTTTTATTGAAAAATGATGATTCATATAATTTAGGATTCATATGCCAATAATCTCCAAAATATTCAATTACTATATTATAATCAGGTAGAAAATAATCTGAATATTTTTTTGTATCTGGTATCATATATTCTTCTTTATATTTTATATTTAATTCATCTAAAAAGTTTGATATTATTTTTGATGCTTTACTGGTTTTTTTACCTAATGAGTTATTTTTTAATTTAAATAAAAAATTTTCCCATTTTATTGGTCCTATTTCTATTCCATATTTTTCAACATACCAATTTTTTGTGGTTGAATATCCAATTTTTTTACATCTTTCATTATATTTTATGGTTCCTAATTCTATTCCATATCTTAAAATATAACCTTCTAAATTAGATTTATATTTTGTTAATACTTCTCTATAAACATATTTCATATTCTTAGAATCTTCTATAGAAATCTTATATTTTTTTGATAAATATTCACTTTTACTTCCAATATATTCATATGATTTTTTATTATATTCGTGACCTAATATTTCAATTGATATATTATTTCTACATATTTCATCATAACATATATAACCATCATTATAATCCATTGAATATGTATGTTCTATGTGATTTATTGAATAATTTGGTATCGCATCATTATCACAAAAACCACATTTACATATTTTAAACTCTGGTGTTAAATTTGTATAATATTTCTTAACATAATCAATTAATAATATTTTATGAACTCTTTTTACATGTGAACCAATATAACTATTATTATTGGTAAATTCTTTATCACATATTAAGCATTTACATTTCATTTGATTTCCATCATTTTTTTAATTATATATTAAATGATGGAAGTCATATTTTCCTATTTTTTAATTAATAAAAAATCTGTTTGATTTAATTCATATGCAAAAATTTCTTTAATATTATCATCTCTCATAACTATTAATTTGTGATTTAATCCAAAATTATAAGTATCCCCATTAACACTAAATTTGATATATTGTTCTTTATTGCTTTGTATAATATTTATTACTTTTTTATATTCTCCAGTATGTGTTAATACTTCATCTTCATAATTTATATCTTTTAAAACAATATCACCTCTTTTTGTTTTTATTAGTGTATTTTCATCTATACAATCAGAATCTCCTGCAAATACAATTTTACCATATCTTAGATCTTTAGTGTTTGTATATTTCTTACCAAATTCTAAACCTATAGCATTAATAATATTTTTTATTTCTTCATTTTCTTTAATTTTTGTGATATTAACATCAAAAACATTAAGAGGCTTACCTTTCAACGGGAAACATCCATAATAATCTCTACCAGTTGAAGAAAATCCAGTTATAATAGTTCCATTTCCAGAGTCACCTTCTGCTAAGAATAAAGTACATTTATCACTTTGAGAAGATCCTGCAAAATTTGCATCATCCAGCTTTTTGATTCTAATTTTAGATGTTTTTCCTTTATTTAATTTTTTCAATTCAGCATTTTCTCTTAAAAGAATATAATTAAGAATATCTTCAACTATTTCAGATTGTGCGATTTGTTTTATAAATTTATCTGATACATTTATATCTCCAATATGTGCTTGTGTCAATCTTGTTGTTAAGTTTTCTTTAGTTTGAGAATCAAATGTAGGATTTACAATATTACAATTTAAAAATATGAATAATTTGTTTTTTACATCATTTGGTTTTATTTTTATTTTCTTATGTTTTTTTTCTAAAACTTCAATAACTCTATTTACTATTTGATTTGTAATAAAATTCACATGGGTTCCTCCAATATATGTAGAAATTCCATTAACCATTGACACTTGTTGAAAATTATCATCTGAAGATGCCGATACACCAACTTCCCATTTATCATTTATTTTTTCATGAAATGTTTCACATTCACTATTCAAATACATAGACATATAATCTTTAAATGTATTTATTGGAATTAAATTATCATTGTAATACACCTTTACGGTTGGACAACAAACAGAAGTATCAATAACTCTTCTAAGAATAACTTGTTCTATTTCTTTAGTCATCTCAGATAATCCAAATCTTTGAAAGTCTGGATAGTATGTTATTTTAGTATAAATTTCTTTACATTTTTTTATTGTTGGTTGGGTTATTATTTGCAAATTATCGGAAAATTCTTGTATATATCTATTTTTTCCATCAGCCGTTTCAACTATAAATTTTTTGGAATATATATTAGTTAATTTTGCACCTAGACCATTTTGTCCAGCTCCACCTCTTTCTTCATCATCATTATAGTTCTCTCCAGTTAACAAATTACCGAACAGTAATTCAGGAACATATATATTATGTTCTTTATGAATTTCAACCGGAATACCTGGTCCATCATTTTCAATTATAATATGATCAGAAAAGATATTAACCTTAATAAATTTTACTTTACCTGTTCTGATGCTATGATCACTTGCATTTGTAATTATTTCATCAAATATCTTAATAAATCCCGGATTGAAGTTTATTATTTTATTTACAATATTTATATTATCCATAGTATCAGTATCTTCTACAACGAATAATTTCTTCAATTCTGTAGTAGTTGAACCAATATATGTTGCTGGTCTTTGTAGAACATGTTCTCTTTGAGATAATTTTTTAAATCGTTCTTCAATAGTTTTTGACATAGTTTTATTTGATTAATTTATTATATTTAGTGTTTATATTGTATTATTTCAATTTTGTTTTTATTTTTTTTCTTTAAATTAATTTTTTCGATTTTAAATATTAATATATACATAAAAAATAATGATACAAATATGAAATTAAAAAGATTTGAAAACATGTTCGAGGCTGCTAAAAAAGAATCGAAAGAATCTAAGGAATCTAAAGAGTCTAAGGAATCTAAAGAGTCTAAAGAATCTAAAGAAGAAAAAAACTGCACATGCAAAAAATGTACATGCACAACAGAAAAAGAATCTAAGGAATCTAAAGAAGAAAAACCAACAAAAAAAGGAAGTAAAGTTCAAAAATTTGCAGATTTTGATAAAAAAGATGATAAAAAAGAATCTAAAGAATCAAAAGAGGATAAACCTAAATTTGGAACACCTGAATTTTTTGCTAGTTTGAAGAAAAAGAAAAAATAATTTTTCTTTTTCATATGAAAAAGTTAAATCACCTTTACGAAAAAGCATCATGGGATAATATACGAAAGAATATAAAAATTATTCTGTCTTGTATATCAACTTTTGGTGTAGATAATATTTTAAATTTAGCTGAATTTGATATAGAAAATCCTGATAGATCTGGGACTGAATTAAAAACAATAACGTTATATACAAACCGTGGAAGTATTCAACAACTAAAAGCAATATGTAAACCCATTGATGGTGTAGAATTTATTGCTATTATTGATTTATGGGAAAATGACATTGCTGAGAAATTGTATAATGAATTAAGAAATATTTATGGAACATATGAATATCAGAAAGAATATTTAACAGAAACTCCGGAGAAATATAAAGATCTTGAAGCTATTGGATATAATAAACAAATATTAGAAGAATTTGATTGGTTATTTAATGCTGCAGATATGGGATTAATATAAAAATAAATAAAATTATGAAAGAATATTTAAATATATTATTAGAACGAAATTATAATGAGCCAACCCTACCACCAATTATAAGATATTTAGTTGAAAATTATGATAATGATCAATTATTATATTTATTAAACAATGGAATAAAAATAAGTCAAGATTTAATTTTATATTATTATCCTGGATCCGGATTTAGATGCATGAATGAAAATTCTCATATAATTGGCAATAAGCCAATATGTGGGGTTATTGAAAGAACATTAAATAATAAATTAGTGAAATCATGAAATACTTAAAATATTTTGAAAATAACACATTAGATATTAATGGTCTGAAATTATCCAGATTAGATGATTATATCCAAAATTTGTGTGATGATAATATTACACATATAAGATGTTTTAATAATAATTTAAAAAGTATTCCATATTTACCAAACAAATTAGAGATATTATCAGCTGGAAATAATAAATTAACTAAATTACCTAAATTACCAGATACTTTAGAAAAACTTTATATTCCTAACAATAATCTGACTAAGTTGCCAAAATTACCAAAAAATATTGAATTATTATCTTGTGGTAATAATCAATTAGCAGAGTTACCTGAATTACCCGTTTCTTTACACACGTTATATTGTGGTGATAATCAATTAACAGAGTTGCCTGAATTACCAGTTTCTTTACACGATTTATATTGTGGTGATAATCAATTAGCAGAGTTACCTGAATTACCGGATACTTTACAAAAATTATATTGTTATAATAATAAGTTAACATACTTACCAGAGTTACCAGAATCTGTAGATGATTTAGATATTGGTGGGAATGATTGGAGTAGTCCAATACCATATAATTTGATTGAAAAATATAATCTTTTAGATCTTTTAAAAGATAAGTTATATACAGAAGAACAAAAAGAAAAATTTGGATCATATGAATACCAAAAAGAATATCTAACAAATACACCGGAAAAATATAAAGATCTTGATATCCCAATAGGTTATAATGAACAAATTAAAGAAGAATTCGATTGGCTTTTCAATGCCATTGATATGGGGCTACTGTAAAAAAATATATAACTATGAAATACTTAAAATACTTTGAAAATATAAACCCTACTCTAAATATATCTAGTCAGAGAATGCATAAACTTGGGATATATTTAGATTACTTTACGTGTGATAGTATAACAAAAATAAATATGCACCATAATAATTTTAAAACAATTCCTATATTACCAAATAAATTAGAGATATTAAGTGCTGGGAGTAATAAATTAATAAAATTACCAGATCTACCAGAAACATTATTAGAATTATATGTACCAGATAATATGTTATCAAAATTACCAAAATTACCAAACAAACTTTTAAAATTATCATGTAATCAAAATATATTAGCAGAATTACCAGAATTACCAAAATCTTTGCTTTATTTGTATTGTGAAAATAATCAATTAAGTGAATTACCATTTTTACCAGATTCTTTACTTGAACTCCATGTTGGCAAAAATAACTGGAATAAACCAATACCTTATGATTTGATTAAAAAATATAATTTAACTGGTCAACGTGTCAAATTATATACTAAAAAACAAGATGAAAAATTTGGTTCATATGAATATCAAAAAAAATTTTTAACAACCAATCCGGAAAAATACAAAGATCTTGAATATTTTGGGTTTCCTGAAGAAATTAAAGAAGAATTTGATTGGCTTTTCAATGCCATTGATATGGAACTAATGTAAAAAAAATATATAACCATGAAATACTTAAAATACTTTGAAAATATAAACGATTTAAATTATTCTAGACAGAATTTAACAACATTAAAAGGATTAGACATACATAATGAAACAGTTGGTGGATTTGATTGTTCTTATAATGATTTAACATCGTTAGAATTTGGTCCAGAATATGTATATGGAGATTATAAATGCCAATATAATGAATTAACATCATTACAATACTGTCCTATAGAAATATATGGTGATTTTAATTGTGGGGGAAACCAAATAAGGACATTAGATCATTTACCACATTCTATTAGAGGAAGTTTTGATTGTAGCACAAATATGATAACTGAATTCATATTAGATTTAACTGAAGAATTAGGTGAAATAAATGGTGATTTTAATTGTTCGTCCAACAAATTAACTAGTTTATATCGCTGCCCATCTACTATACATGGATATTTCGATTGTAGTGACAATGATTTAGAAGATTTAGATGATTACCCGAATGATGTTGGTGGGGGTTTTTATTGTCGTAATAATAAATGGAAAAAACCTATACCCATTAAAACAATTAAAAAATTTGATATAGATATAGAAGATTTATATACAGATAACCAAAAAGAAAAATTTAGTTCATATGATTTTCAATATGAATATCTTACAAAAAATGCTTTGAATTATATTAATTTATATTTTTTTGGAATTTCTGATAAAATTAAAGAAGATTTTGATTGGTTATTCGACACTATTGATAATAATTGGGATAAACACATATCTACAGATATACTAAATAAATATAATATACTTCCTCAAAATTTATACCCACCGGAAATTATTGAGAAATTTGGTTCATATAATTATCAAAAACCATTTTTGACACAATTCCCAGAAAAATATAAAGATTTAGAATTTTTTGGATTTTCTGATGAAATTAAAGAGGAATTTGATTGGCTATTCAACGCTATTGATATGGGATTAATGTGAAAAATGGTTTTTTATATTTAATATATAAATTGAAAAAATAGTTATGAAAAAATTAAAATATTTGGAAGGTTTTGGTGCATATTCTACAATTAATAGGTATACCGTTAACCCATTCACACCTAATTTAAAAATAAAAAGTTCCAGGTCAAGTTCAATTCAAAAAGATAACGAAAATACAAAAACAATAAATAAATATAATATTGAGGACTTATATATTCCTGATATTTATAGTGATGAGGAAAAAGAGAAATTTAGTTCATATGATTTTCAAAAAGAATTTCTAAATGAATATCCAGAAAAATATTTAGAACTAGAACCATTTGGATACGCATCAGGAATAAAGGAAGAATTTAAATGGATATTTGATGCTGTTAATATGGGATTAATGTGAAAAATGGTTTTTTATATTTAATATATAAAAACAAAATATAAATTAAATAATTATGAAAAATATAAAATCGTATAATGATTTCAATATTATTACCGAATCTATTAATGAACCAAAGGTTCAAAAATTAGTCGATGAACTGAATACTTTAATTGAAAAAGCGTATGATAGTGATGGAGATCCTATAGGGGTTATTGATCCAACGGGTACATGGGAAGAGCCTACCATTTACGAACCTATTATTTATAAAAATGGATATTTAAAAATAACATCATATAGTCCATACAAAACAAATAAAAAAGAGACATATAAAATTCTAAAAAGAGATATGGAATATGATGGAATTGGTACGTTAAGACATATTTTAAAGCAATATAGAAAAGCAATAAAAAATAAAGATAAACAAAAACATACGGATTAGGACCGTTGTGGTTTCGACCACTAACCCACTTGGTTACTCGCTATCTCCAAGTGGGTTTTTTATTACTGTTTTTGTTTTCAAATATTGTAATAAAGCACAATTTAACCATATTATGTTTTTAAAAATCAATCAGTTAAAAACAATGGTTGATATATACTAGTTATGCTTAATTGCAGGAGTCTATCAAGTCCTGTGCAATTTCTTCAAAATCTTCATCCTGTATGAACTCAAATTCGCATTCATGTTTACCAATATTTTTCTGATAACCAACCAATGCTTCTTTAAGTCCTTTAATTAACTTTTCCTTAGAGCAACTAATCATAACAACAGGTATATCCAATTGCTCCTGTTGTGCTTTTAATTTACTTTCTTCTGTTTTCATACTTTATTTCTTTTGTTTAAATTTGTACTAATTTACGCAACTGTATATACCTGCAACCGTTATGCTCCATGCCTTAGTTCAATTCTTCTATTTAACATTTGTGATGAAAAACAAAAAGAATTTTCCCAACGCACAAAGATGTAAAAATTACCAATCAAATTCACTCGAATCAAACCCAAGTCTATTTAAAAAATTATTTCTATCTACATTAACTCTTTTATCATAATCTTTAAATTCAGATTTAACATCATCAATTGCAATAGGAAAAATATTTTTTAACATAATTGGTCTTTCAGTATAAGTACCCCCACCTTTCATTCCATTATCTGGTGTGTATTCTTCAAAACGAACAGTAACATAACCCTCGCCATTATCCGAATAATCAATATACGGATATAACCACCCCATTTTATTTTGAAATTCTTTACTAAATTTATGCTCAATTGGATGTTCTTTAAGTGGTTTAACCATTATTTTTATATTGAACCTCCCAAAAGTTCCACCATTATCTTTATATATTTTGCTCAAATTTAATTTTTTTAATTCATCGATATTGTTAGTGTTGGACAATAATGCTAATTTATCAATGTCAGGTAATTTATTAAATCCACCAAGTTTATTAATTTTATCCAATGCATCATCTTGATATCGGTTTTCATTTATAAATTGTTTAAAGTTTTTAACTTTATCAATCATTTTTCTGATATCTTCACTCATAGTTTTATATTTTTACTTTATATATAAATATTTGAAATTAAATTTTCCACCGCACATTTTTAAAAAGTTTTTTGTAGTGCTTCGTATCAAACTTCATCCTAATTAAACCGCACTGTGTATAACAACGTGTATGTTGCATTAAAACGACAACATACACCCAACCGTTAGCATTAATACTACATTCCATCTCCGAATGTAGTTACTACGTTAAAATCTTTTTATTTTCTTTTTTCTCCTTCGCTTTTTAAAACAAAGAGTTTTTCGGTATTAGTTAATTTCTCTTTATGTATATTATTTCCACTCACAACTACTTCTTTACTCCATATACATTCAAAATCTGTTGGTGCTTCATATTCACTAACAAAAATAATATGACCTTCTTTAACCTTTTCTCTACACCAATCCCAAAATTCTAAATGAATTATTTTGTTTTCACCAATGTAAGGTCTCGAACCTTTATATGGTGGGTCGCAATAAATTAAACTATTATCAGGTATTTGTAAATCTTTATAATCACCACAAACAAATTCAATATCCTTTAAGTTTTGTTGTTGTTTCATTACATTATTATACGCTTCTAAATCATATTTTCTTTTACCTGTATTATCTCGTCTAAAAGAACCAAACCAAATATTTCCAAAGACTAATTGTGTTCCAAAATAACCAACTAATTCTTTTGGGTATTTATCTCTATTTTGTTTTACTTTATTATAAAATTCATCACTTACTTCTATTGGAGGTGTCCATCCGTTTTTCAAAGCATTTAATAAAGCAACAACATATTCATTTTTATCATTCCCTATTCTTTTACCATCAACTTTGTCAATGGTGTTTGCTCCACCAACAAAAGGTTCAACCCAAGTTCTACCATCTCTGTTTTCTAACATTATTGGTAATATATATTTTGCTATTTTATTTTTACTTCCTAAATACTTCATAATTTTATTTTAATATTTTTCAGAATCATCCAATGAAAAAGAAGAAAAATAACTCCACTCCCATAAATCACTAAAACCTGTTCCATATCCATCATCTTTATTTGATGTTTCCCCCCCTTAAAATATCAACTCCATAAGGATAACAACCTTCAAGTTTATATCTATCACTTGGTATTCTTTCCTCACCTGTAAAAGATATGTTTTCAATTATTTCAACCACTTGTCTTTCAACAGGTTTTTCAACACCCACTCTAGTGGATTTAACAATATACAATTTAGGTAATCTCATTTCTTGTATATTCTTATTTTTTAAGTGTTCTTGTACTTTTGACATAATTATTTTTTATATGGTAAACAAAATTATTACACTCACAAATCCACTATACACTGGCTTTTAGTATATCTGCATTTTCAAACACATTTCCAATTTTTACAATGTTTCTATTTATTACTGAACAACTATCTAATTCTTGATAAAGTGGATATTTTTCAGCATCTCTAAAAATGAAAAATTTTCCATCTTCATACATTACAGTACCAATAAAACCTTTTTCGATATAATCTGATGGATACCAATCATCAACTGAACAAATATCACCCTCACATAATTCAACGCCATTTTTATCATCAACTCCTATGAACTGCATCAAAACAACATCATTTATTATTTCATTTACAGGAATAAATGCAATTTGATTTGTTCCCAATACTACAAAACCATAAAGCATTCCATCTTTCCAAGCTCTAAATTTAATTTCTCTATTCATATATATATTTATTTTGCTTGCGTTTCACAACATATTCTTTTAATCATTATCCGCTTTTAGTTCATTACACAATTTACACATAATCTGATAATTTATATATTCATTTGGACCACCTTTTGATTTAGCTATAATATGATCAATAGTGAGCAAAACTTCTTCTGTATCAATAAAACCATATAAATCTAAATGTATTCCTCCACCTTTATCAGATTCCAAGGCAAAAAATTCCCCACAAACTCCACAATTTACACAGATCAATCCTTTTTTATGAAATATTTTTGCTCTTTTTAAATTTATTTTATATTCATCCACAATCATATAAATTCTTTTTGGGTTGTTGTCAATCCAATCAAAAATTTCTTTTATTGTGAATATTCTTATTCGTTCTAACCCATTATGTATGGGAATTATTTTTTTATTTTTTGTATTCATCCATTATTTTCATATTTTTCATTATTCTTTTAGATGAAATTACAAAATTAGTTTTAAATTTTTCAATTTCAGCCATATCATATCCTTTTCTGAACAACATATCAGACAAAGTTGGGTAGTATAGTACAATATCTTCTTTGGTATATAATTCAACCCCATCTATCAATGATAATGTTTGACCTAATTGAAAAGCCAACATTTTTATGGCATCTTTAAATTCAAATCTTTCTTTTATATCATCTTCAACAATTAATGAATAATCTATTTTGTCTAATATTTCTATTTTTTTAGCGAAGTTTGATCTCAAAGCTAATTTAACATCCATTCTATATTTGCTTCTGGATAAAATCATCAAAATGGATCTGGCACACCTCATCAATTTAATATCAACATCTCTTTCAATTAATCTTTTTATTTCATTTTTATGAAATTGTTGATGGTAATCATATGTTAGAAATAATGAATTATTTGCTTCCTCGGTAGTTCCTTTAAAAACTTTATGTATAATTCCATCTTTAATAACTGCAATATTACTATTTAATTCTTTATCAATCATATTATTATCTTTAAATAATACTAATAATTCGTCATTGTAATAAGCACATAGGTTTTTACATTCCTCTGTATTAGGAATGGTGTCAACAAAGACCATAACATCATAATCTTCTGAAGATTTAGATCCAAATATTTGAAATTTTTCTTTCATTTTACAAAGATACAAATAATATTTAAATAAACCAAATAGTAACTTTAGTTTTTAATATATAATAAGAAAAAAGTTTGAAATATGATTACTAAATTTAAATTATTTGAAATAGATAAATATCCCACTTCTGAAAAATTTGGAAATGAACTAACTGAGGAAGAATTTAATGATTTATATACAAAAAACTGTAAAATACATAAAAATACAACTAGCAAATTATATCGGGGCATGATATCAAAAATAGATTACATATATCAAAATCCAATAGGATATATAAGACATTCGATTGAACCCCAAAACATACATGTTACATTGATGAGTGAAATGGAATCGTGGAAAAATTTTCCACCATATAACCAATCAATTATTGGGGCTGGACGTAAAAAAGTAAGAGGATATGGTACATTATATGAAATAATACCATATGATAATACTAAAATAGGATTTTGCCCAATGGGAACAGTTTGGGAGAGTTTTGGGGGTTTCAGTAATACTGATAGAATAAAACTAACTAATAATTTTTTGAGTGATTGGATTAAATATAAATCTGGAAACGAACATTGGGATAGTATAAAAAATAAAATAATGAGTAAAAATATACTAGAAACATTCGATAAAATGGCACATTTAATTGGTGTTAATGATTTTTTTAATATGATGATAAGTTATTATCAGACAGGAAATTTTTCAGATTGTAAACGTTTATCTATTACAGAAATTTATGATTTTATAAAATCTATTGATATCACACCTATAAAAATTATTAATTTTATTGAATTTATGTTTGATCCAAAGTTAAATAAATTTAAAAGTGTAAAATACAATAATAATTTTGATAAGGTTTTTAATAAATATTGTGAAGAACATTGTGAAGGACATTATGATTATATACAAATATGGTGTGAAGGTCCGGTATTATTAAAAAGAATCCAAAATATATGAAATATATAAAATATTTTGAAGGTTTAAACGATTTTATGTATGATAATCGATTCTTAACAACTTTAAATAAATTAGAAATCCCACTACCTGATCATATTAAGGGGGATTTTTATTGTAGAAATAATAAATTAACATCTTTGGAGGGTGGACCAAAAATAGTTGATTATGTATTTAATTGTACGCAAAACAAATTAACTACATTAGAATTTTGTCCAAATTATGTTGGTAGTAACTTTAATTGTTCTCATAATGAATTAACAACATTAGAATTCTTCCCAGAATATGTTGGTGGAATACTTGATTGTTCTAATAATAAATTAACATCAATAGATAATATAGCATTATATTCTATTGATATGATATATTGTTCTAATAACAACTGGATTGACGTAATACCATACAAGATTTATCTTAATGCATTCGATAGTCCATATACAGATAATCAATATTTTAAATTTAGATCATATGAATATCAAAAAGAATTTCTAACGAAAACTCCGGAAAAATATAACGATTTAGAAAGCGTTGGTTATGTTAATGGTATTAAAGAAGAATTTGACTGGCTATTCAACGCCATCGATATGGGATTAATGTAAAAATAAATAATAAATATGAAATATTTAAAACACTTTGAAGAATTAAATAATACAAATAATATTGAAAAAATATTATCAGATTGTGCACCATTTATAAAACAATTAAAAAAATGTAACAACAATGAATTATTATATCATTCTACTAAATCCGGAGACATAAAAACAAATATAGAAAAAGGTGGAATATATAAATTAACTCCAAGAGTAAGAGAGAAACCAAGAGATATGCCAATTGTTTTACACGAATATTTAGGTGATAATTTAGTTGAAAAATTCGGATGGAACCCAAGAACAGAAGCAATATTTGCACATACTGATAATTTTAAAAATGCTCATTACTATGGTCTGAAATATATGATATTTCCAATAGGTGAATATAAATATGTTTGGAATACAAAAATTTCAGATCCATATTTAACATTATGGACAAAATATGAAATAATGCAATCTGGAATAGAATGTATTTATACAGATAGTTATATTCCAAAAAAAGAAGATCTTGAAAAACTTATAATTGAATTAGAAAAATCAAGCGATATTGATTTAGATTTAGAAGAACCAGATAGTAAGCAAAAATTAATAAACGAATTAACTTGGATATATGAAGATTTAGATAATTATTTAGATAGTTGCATAGATAATAATATTTGCGATTTATTAAATTCTAATAATGAAATTATGCTGAAAGCTGATGGGTATTATATTGTGTCTATAGATATGGAATATGATATCAAAAAAATAATCTTTGGATAATGAAATATTTACACAATTATAAAATGTTTGAACGAAAACAAATAGGCAATTTATATCATATTTTTAGTTTAAAAAATATTAAGTATATATTAGAGCATGATTGTTTATCTTCATACAACTTTAATAATATATCGACAACCAGGAATAAAAATATGAATGATTATTTGGGTGGTGGACCAGGTTGTATTTTTAAATTTGAATTAGATGGTGATAAATTGTCAGATAAGTATAAAATAAAACCATTTCAATATCAAACGGTATCAACTGGTTATATTTCCGAATTTGAAGAAGTTATAAAAACAAATAAAATAGAAAAGATATCAAAATATGTAAAGAAAATAATTATAATCAAAGAAAATATAGAACATCTTAAAAAAAGTGGATGGTTTAATTCAGATGGAGGAAATTTAAATAGTATTCACACAAATATACCAACATTTTTGAGAGACAATATTGATAAAATAAAAGAATTGTATGGTGATATATGGATCCAAGATGGGGTTCAAATTAAAAAAGATGATGAATGGTTAAATAGTATATTGAATTATCCTATTCGTATTATAAATCATGGATATGCACAGTATTGGAGAGGTTTAAAGAAAAAAGATAACAATTCAAAATACACCTATTATATTGATGATGTAATACCATTAGATCCTAGAAATAATAACACAATAGATGAATTAGTTATTGGCTATGAATATAATGATTTATATTTAAGTAAGAATAATGATTTTAAAAACATTACAGATAAAATAGATAATTATGAGTTATATTTATTCGATTTTACATATAATGATAGTCCGGACAATATTATTGAAGATAGTGAAGATTTTATACACATAAAAAAAGCAAAATTAAAAAACATCAAGCCAATAGATATGAACTAATTTGATAATAGTGTTTTCCGTTCTTCTAATCTTTCTAATTTATCAACATATTTTTTAAGTATGTCGCCATGGCATGATTTACCACCTCCACCTTTATTTTTACACCAGCAACCAAGAGTTTTATATTTTAATTCATATAAATCTTTTAGTAATTCATCATTCGATAATAAATAATCTTCATATGCAGCTATAATTATGTCTCTTGGGGTATCTTCAGGAAATGTTTCTCTTAAGATTTTAGGATATTCCCATTTATTGTGTTCATTGTTTGGTAATCTACCAATATAAACATCATAATCATCTTTTTTAAAATGAACGACTTTACACATAATTAAAAAAAATATTCATTATTATTTGATTCAAAACTTATTTTTATTTCTTTAGAATACGAATATCTTTTATAGTATTTTTTGTTTTCAATTGTATTTGTTTCAAAAAACAATAAAAAATTATCATCTAATTCATATTCACCAACATAATTATTTTTTTCTATTTTATTGGTTTCAGGATTATTTTTTATATCTCTAAATGTAATTGTGTCATTAAATATGAACATTGCATCACACCAACCTAGCCATATTCTAAAAACTTTATATTTTTTCATTCAATATATTTTTAAATTTTAAATTACGCAAATATGATTTTGCAAAAAAAATTGCTTTTTCTTGACGCATAGCCATGCATTTTTTATGCATTTTATACATTATACAAAAATAGCAATTTAAATCCGGACTACAATATCCACCGGTTTTTTATTATATATTTTATTTGTTCTAAATCAGTCATATGCCTATTTTTTAAAAAACCCACCTGTTAAAGTGGGTTTTTTAATTAATTTTACTCAACACCATGTTTATCAATGTAATCAAACTTTTTTGAAACTTTATTTACTATTATTTGTCTCCCCATTTTTATCTGGGATTTAATAGTATTTTCGTTTAGGTTTAATATATCTGAAATATCTTTATAAGACATATTTTCGATTTCTCGCATAATAAGAACAGTCTTATATTTGTGATGCTTTTCAGATAAATTATAAATTGCATCTTTTACAATTTGAGCCTTTTTACAATTTTCATTATGGTAATCATTGTTCCTAATGCCATCATCATATGGTAAATTACTCACCATATTTGAATTATTCACAATTTCTTTATCCATAGAAGTTGTAGGAAGTTTTTTTCGATCTTCATAATCTTTCTTGATAAAATTAACCGCAATGGTATATAACCAAGTATGAACTTGTGATTTTTCTCTATTATAACCATTTACACAATTTAATGCTTGTATAAATGCTTCATCCGCAAAATCTTCTGCAGTAGATAGATCCCCGGTCCATTTAGATAGATACCATGTTAATTTAATTTTTTGTTTTTTGTAAAATTCCTGAAAATTTAAGCCAGTTTTTAATTCAAAATTTCTTTCTAATTCATTCATAAAGCCTTTTAATTATTTTTAATTGTTGCAACACCATTATATCCAAAATTAATGAAAAAGTTTGATTATATTGTGTTAAAATGTTAGTTATTATTTTAGTTATTCTTTTTAATATGTTTTTAGGCTGAATATAATTATATTATAATTATTCGTAAATATATTTTTTCAAATGTTCATAAATTAATTTATTCTCTTTAATTTTATCAATAGTGCACTCTTTTATGATAAAATAATCATCACTGTCTATTATTTTATATAATTCATCATTTAGATCAATGGCGAATAAAACACTTTTATCCCCATTTATAAATAAACCACAACATAGCACAAGTGGTTCAAAATTTAATATTTTATCTGATATAAAAAATTGATCAATAAGTTTTTTGTATATTATCGTAATGTTTTTTTCACTTCCAAATTTAAACCACATATTGTATATTCTATTGTGGAAATCTAAATTTGTTATATTTGTATTATTAGACACAGTATAATTTTTAATAGTTGCTTTTAACCCACCAATATTGTCAAATTTATAATTTTTCAGTTTTTTCATATTTAGTTTTTATTTTTTACGATATTTATATTTTATATATATTTATATGAAACACTTAAAAACATATGATGAGTTAAATGAAAAATCAGTATTTGATAAATATAGAAGAATACAAAATAATATATTAAATAAATTAAACCTAAATCTATATTTTATAAAAAAAAATGGAACCACAGTAACATCAATATATCCATTTTTTGAATCATTAATTAAGCAAAATATCTCCTACTCAATATCATCAACAGATTGTGTATTATTAACTATTTGTGCATTATCAAATATTTTTAATGAGAGTAAATCAAACATAGATAAAATTATGATGATTATTCAAGAAAAAGGTTTTAAAAGCGTTTTAAGCACATTTATAACGGCAATCAATGATCTTTATACTTTGTTTGTTAGAGTAGCTGATTTATTCGGAAAACCAGGTATAATCATATCTGAGATGTTTACCTATTCAACATTATTTATCCCATTCATTTTTAGTGTTAATTTATTTATAAAAAAATATAAAATAAACCAAGTAAACTTTAATAACATAGTAAATAATAATGCTGAAATAAACATAAATACCCCTAAAGGACAAATAAGTTTAAATTTAGATTTCACAATAAATTATATACAGGATAATATAAAGTCGAAAATAAACTGAAAAATACAACCTCCACACGATAGCGATATTCAAAAATATTAAATATATTCTAAAGTGTTACTAAGTGTAGCACATTCTTCATAATTTTCATATTTTATATGAAATTGGATTTTTTCTTGAATAATTTGTTTTTGTATTGATCGAATATTAGCATATTCAAATTTCGAATTAAATATAATATTTTCATATAATGATACAAAATTTTCGGCTAACTCCATATTATCATTAGATTCAATATTCTGTTTTAATGTGTATACTTCTTTTAAAAATTTCTTAATAAATATATACTGCCCATATACATCAAACATTAAATCATCAATAATATCATCTACTTTAAATTCTGCATTCTTATTTTCCGGCAATGTAGAATTTATAAACAGTGTTGAATATTTCATATCTGACTCAGATAAAGGTATCAATTCTGAATCGTTATTTATTTTCATATTTGCCATGAGTGTCAAAATATAAATGTCCCCGGATTTCAAATTTTCTATTTTACTAATCATTTTTTAACTATTTTATGTTTCGTATAAATTCCCTTGCTGTCCCTAATCTACTTGTGTTTTTAATAATTAATCCTTTAACCGCTTCAAAGGTATTACATTTTCCCCTAATAATAATCATAGCGACATGAAAATTTTCATGTTTAATATAATTGTATGCAAATTTCTTCACATCTCCATCATATTTATCCACTAATTCATTTATTTCTATGGATTTTTGTGTAATATATTTGTGGATTTTTGATTCAATTTCTTTGATCCATTCAATTCTATTCAAATCTTTATTTTTATCTAATTGAACTATAGCATCATCAATAGTTTCATTCAAAACCATCTCTATAATCAAATCTTCTCTATCTACATTATCAATAAGGTGATGTAAGTTATTATACCACAGACATTTATACTTAGCCATATCATCATCATCAAAAGTTATAACACCACCCTCAATACCAATAGAATCTTTAATAGTTGACATAATATTCTCCAAGGATGATATTTCCATAGTCTTTGCAACACTAAATCCAAGGTTTCTAAATTGTTCAATATCAATATATTCTCCAGTATTATTGTTTCTGATTTTTAATAATGTTAAGTCTGATTTTGAATATTCTAATACAATTCTATTTTTAAATGATGTATATTCCCACATTGTAGAATAATTCTTATCAAAGCATTCAGATACAAATTTCAAGATAGCCGGATTACTAGAAGTTAATGCATTAACTTCTAATATTTGTTCATTATCTATTCCCATTTTAGTTTTTGGTATAATTCTACCATTAGGAAGCATTATGAAAGATATTAAACTACCATCTTCTTTATAATAAACGGATTTTATTTTTTTATGTTGTAATAAGTGATATTGTGTTTCTTCAACTTGATCAATATTCCAAAATTTATTCAACATCAAATATCGATTAAATAATGTGCCATCAGTATTGAATACAAAGCATAAACCTCTTAATTCACGAGCATTATAATTCTTTCCAACAACTGGTTCTAAAAAATTATTATAAGTGGCTAATCTGTAATTAAATAATGAAACATTATATCCATCGATATTAATTTTTGTTTCATAAAAAATCAAGTCACCATTAGCGGTACAAATTTCAACCGCTTGTTCATATGTTGGTATAAAATATTTTTCCATAATCTAATTATATTTATTTATGCAAATATACGAAATATAAAAATAAAAAGCAAATTTATTTTCATATTTTATAAAAATACTCTTCATTTTAATCTGATAACTGAAGAACCAAGAGTTGTTACTTATTAATCCCCTTATCAATTGTTGGTTGTGGGAGGGTAAGTTTCACGTCTAACCCCGTCAGGATATACCAACACCCTCTTTATCTAACCCAGGATATTATTAAATATCAAAATATTCACCAATATATGATTTTGAATTTTTTGATAATTTAAATTTACTCCCCCATCTATCTGTATTATTAATTATTTTCAAAGTCGCCCAATCATCATCTGGATAGGTTAATTCTATGCCTGAAAATTCTAAGGCTTCTTGAACAACTTCTTTAAGATTTGAAAGAACCATATTTGCTTTATCAAGATCATTTATAATAAATGATTCTATTGTGCCTAAAATAAATGTATTACTTGGGACTTTGTAAATAGATACATAAACATTCTCATATATACTTTCTATTAGTTGTTCATATGTTGGATTATCCCCATAATATAAACCATTACTCATTATTTTAGCTATTTTATATTTAGTTGAATTTTTCATAAGGTATTAAAAATTAAATGTTAAAGATGGTGATAAATATATAGTATTATCAATATTACTATAAGATACACCATATGTTAGATTATGTTTAGCGTGTGATATTCCAACACCATATTCTATAAATTTATTTTGTAAATTTGAATACCCCCCATAACCTAAAATAAAACTTCCATTTATATTACACATAGTAAAACCTATACAAGTTTTTACTTCATATGAAAAATTTATTTTATCTATTGTATTCAATCTAATATCCTTGAAAATACCGGAAGCAAAACCTAAAGATATATTTTTATATACTATTCCGGATTCAATACATGGAACTACTGATGTCATAGTAGATTCACTATTAGTTAAAGAAAACCCAGTTGAGATATATCCACTGATCTTAGTGGAATCATTCTGTGAAAACGCATTGATAGATAATATCATCAATACTAACATTAATATTTTTTTCATTTTTTCATTTTGTTTACTAATTAAGTCAAAATTATTTATCATAATATTTTTTTTATTGAGCAAAGATACGAATAAAAAATGAATTATCAAATTTTTCTCATATTTTTAATTTAGACGTTTTTAAACAATTTGTTAAATAACTCTTGATCAATTTTTATCAATTCCACGTCATGAACAATATCCAAGATTATATTAGCCTGGTTATATTGTTTTATTGTTTTATCCCACAAAATAAATTCATCATCAATATCATTTGGATCAATATATAATTGCTTATTATTATCATCCACACTAATATTCAAATTAATATCACCAACAAAATTTTCAATATAGTAAAATTCAACACCACAATCGTCAATATTCATCGAATCCATTGAACCATCCCCACCGGCACCAAATTGCTTAAATTCTTTTATGAAATCTTTTAGATCTAATACAGTTACAAAACCATCTGATTCAATATTATTAATAATAATATCTTGATTTATTGAAATAGAAAAATATGAATAATCATCTGTAATTTGAACATCACTACGATTTCCATAAATACTACCCATTATAACAATATCTTTAGGAGTATTTATTGAAAATACACATCTACTTGGTATTTCAGATTTTCCAATAAAATTTATTTTTGGAACCAACATAATACGGGATATTTCTGTTTCTGTACTAAAAACATTTACCAAAACCCCATTTACTTTATTTTCAAAGATTCGAATAATTTCACCAGATCCAATTTTTTTAGTTCTCTTCCAATTTTTCGGTGTAGTATAAACGGTAGATTCATTTTTAAAATGATTGACTATAAACTCTACACAATCTTTTGTTGTTATTTTATCCATTGGTTAATTTTATGATATTTTACAAATATATTCTCTTTTCCATGATGGTTGAGTCCAATCCAACTTTTTAGCGGATTGATTATCTATTTCTTTGCAAACAATAAGGTTTAGCTCATGACCACATTCAATAAGATCTTCTGCTTTTCTGATAGCTTCGGATAATTTAGATTCTCTTATCTGAACATACATATCATTGATATTTCTTAATATAATATAACACATAATATTAGGTTTTATTGGTTATTAATTATTTTATATTGCAAATATACAACATAAAAACAACAAATCCAAATTATTTATATTTATTTTTTCCAATTATCAATTATTGTGTCGTAATATAATACGGTTTTCTTTTCCCTTAACATAGGACTAATTGGTTGTTCATAGATTTTAAGATAGTTTTTAGCTAATCCTTTATGCATTATTGTGACATTAAGAGAATTTACAAGACAAAGAACAATGTAATCTCTATCACTTGGATTATGTACTAAAGAATCTTTTTTTTGAAAGGACCAACTTTTTCCAAATATTTTACTTTGATCTATTGTTTGAGATTTTATATGTATATCGTATAAATCTGTTTTTAGATCCGAGTCGTAACTTTTATCATTTTTACAATAAACATTCAAATCCGGTTCAGATATGTCATATTTTTCTTTTAATATTTGATATACTCCAAATTCAGCAATTTTACCAACAATAATATCATTTAATATTTTATGTGGGTTATCTTGATTTCTTTTTAAATATTCATCTAAATTTGTTTCAATACTATCATGTGAAAATTGGACACATTTTAAATATGTTTTTAGATCAATTGATGTTGCGTATGTTTTCATTATATTAAATTGGTAAATTAACTTTTGATAATAACTTTGTAGATACATGGGTATAAATTTCTGTTGTTTTTATACTAGTGTGTCCTGCAATTTTTTGGATAATTCTAATATCAACTCCAGACTCAATTAATGCTGTAAAACAACTATGCCTAAGAGTGTGAAAATGATAATCTTGTCCTAAATATTTTTTTACAATTTTACTACAACTTGTTTTAGAGTATTTAGGTTTTTTTTGACCAGAAAACAAATACTCTTTTGGTTTAAAACTTTTCCAATAATCTCTTAATAGTTTCAAAATATTATCTGACAAAGGAACAATTCTGTCTTTTTTTCCTTTGCCATTATGTATATGTATTATCATTCTTTTGGAATCAACATCTTGTATTTTAAGGTTAAGCACTTCAGATACTCGCATACCTGTAGAAAAAGATAAAGAAATTATAGATTTATGCTTTAAATTCTCAATTTTATCAAGTTTGCTTTTTAAATATTCACAGTCAATTATTTGTGGAAGTTTTCTGTCTATTCTTGGTCTTTTAAAAAATACTTTATCATATTTTTTTTCTAATCCAAAATTATATAAAAACTTAATAGAACTTATTACCTGATTTTGGTGAGATATAGATGAAAATTCATAATTGTCTAAATATTCCTGAAAATCTGTAGAAGTTAATCTACTTGGGCAAATATTAATTGTATAATTTAAAAATTCTGAAACATAAAATAAATAGACCCTATTAGTATTTTCAGAATAGTTTAAATACTTCAATTTTTGTTTGCAGATTTCGTAATAATCAATCTTTTTCATAAGTTAAAATTCTAATATTCAATTATTTAAAATCACTTGTTGTTATATAATAGTTAGCAACAACCTTAGATTAGTGTATTCATTATTACAAATATTTCTGATTTATCTTTAGGTGCAAATAAAAATCCGTAGCAATAATCATTTTCTATTTTTTCAAATGCCTTCCAGTCGCTTTTAAAAATTGTAAAGTATATTTGTTGATGACCTTTATTTATTTCTACTAAACAATATTCATTATAAAATTCTTTTTTTAGCAATACCCTGTCTTGGTTATTTTTCATTGAGTTATATTCGGTTTCCTCAATAGTTACCGAAATTGGAAATCTTTTTCTAATTATCTCAAGAGATTCAGTAAAGGCAGTTGCTAACAGCAAGTTAGCGTTATTGCCTAAATCATTGGTTTTTGAAGTTTCGTTTTCCATATATTTTTTTTTAAATTGATACTGTGTTAATTATAATGTCGGCAACAAACGCCAACTTGCATACCGTTATAGAAGCATATTTCTTAACGTTTTTTTGCTTACATATCACTTTTTTGTACCTTTGTGGTGTGTTGAGCTTGCTCATAAGCACTGCAAAGGTACAAAAAA